CGGATCAGATAGAGGCGGTTTTCTGCCGATGGGAAATCCTCAACCAGTCGGATGACCGTGGCATAGGCCAGCCGCTCTCCTGGTTGTAAACGGATGATTTTCGGCATGTCAGGCTCCTACCCCGCGATGGGGGCCGGCAAGGCTCTCAACCAAGAGAGACGATGAGGAGATCATTTAACGGGCCGCCGTCGCTTGGTCGAGCGCCCGTTCCAGAGCTGTCAGAGAATCGATAGATGGGTTTTTGAGCGCCCCGGTAGCGAATTTATTGACCCAGGAAAAGGAAATTTCCTGGCCAGCCAGGCGGGCGATCTCGCGCTGGGTAACGGGGGCCTCCCGCAAGCGGGCCCTAAGATCGGAGACGTAGGTTTCTAGGTTCATGGGTAGTAGCATAGTGCAGATAATAGGACTTGTGCAAGCGAAAAATTATCAAAAAAATGCTTTACAGGTGATTAGCGTTGCACTATAGTACTCCTCAATGGCCGCCCATACCGGGCCGCCAGCCACCGGGGAAGCTGATGACCACCACCGAATGGACCGTCCAGACATTGCTGGAATCGCTGCATAGCATCGTTCCGCAGTCATTGACCTTGGAGCAATTGGAGCGGTGCCTCTCCGCCGTCCGCTTCGCCGCGCCCAGGTGGCAAGACGAGTATGCCCGGCGCCAGGCTGCTATCGAGCGGCGGAGGGAGATGCAGGAGGAGGCAGCATGAGCACCATCGTCCTTTGGTTCTTCGGCGCATGGGTTGCCGCGTTCTCAGGCGCCGCCTTGGCAATTATCGGCTTCGATTGTTGGCTGAATTATCGACGCGACGTGATGAAACAGTCGCAGGGGAGATCGTAATGGACAGCTTCGACTCTTTCATCCTGACGATGTACGTCATCGCCATTTGTGCCGGCGTGGTGTTCTTTATGGGCCTGATTGCTGAAATCGTATGGCCCTGGATTGAAGACCGCCAGCCCCGTTGCCAAGCCACATACAAAACGAGAAGACAATGAATATACTCAATAAAGAAAATAAGTCCCTTACTCCAAATTTTGGAAGCAGTACCTCTTTCTCTTTAAAGAGGAATAAATTTTCATGGTCTGAACCATGCAATCCCGGAAGATTCGAGATGATTGCAAAAACAGACTTGAATATTGATGGTCTTTACCAAAGAGATGAAGTATCAAAAAACAAGGTGATGGAGATAGCCCGTGAGTGGGATTGGAAGCTCTTCGGAACGCTATCTGTCGTAAAACGCAGCGATGGGACATTCTGGATCTATGATGGCGGACATCGCTGTCGTGCGTCGTTTTTACGCGATGATATTTTAGAGCTGCCGTGTTTGGTTTTTGATGTTGATGACACCAAGACAGAAGCTAAGGCATTTTTGGGCACAAACATTATGAAAAGCGTCGTTTCTGCTTATCATAAGCATAAAGCAGCCGTCGTGATCCAAGATCCTCTTGCTCTTGTAGTGCAATCAATTGTTGATAAGCATGGGTATTACATTGCAGAAGCTAATGCTTGTCGTGCTTTTGTTGCAATACATACCATGCATAGACTCGCAAAAGAAGACGCCTCATTAGCAGATAGGGTGTTCGGAGCCTGTGCTGCTATTGCTCAGGATGGTGAAACATTTTCTGGTGAGATGTTAGGTGCAATATTCTATTGCCAAAAACGGTTAAGTGGAGGAATTGACATTCTAAGCAATGGATATTTAGAGCGCCTTGTCAGAGAAACCGTACCTGGCATAGAGGCTGCCATGCGCAGAGAAAGACATATCGTCGGAAAGGGCGGTTTTACTGTAACTTCAAAAGCCATTCTTGATATTTTGAATAAAGGAAAAAGAACGCGAATTACCTTTTCATAAAAGCAACCTACAAAACGAGAAATTCATGAAAACCGCCCTCCTCTCCGCTCTCATTCTGACTGGTTGCGCCGCGCAACCCTACCAGGCGCCCACGGTTTACAGCCCGCCCATTGACCACGAAACCGAGTGTCTCAAGGCCGTCATTGCCATCAACGTCTTCAGCGACATGGCCACGCCCATGCTGCGCAAGTGCAATGCCGGCGACACCGGCGAGTGCGTCCGCTTCACGTTGTTCTTCGATAAGGTCAGAGGCAATTTGCAGCCTGATCGGATTGTCGAGTGCGTGGATAACCGCTGGCTCAGCGTCTATCACCCCCAGGTCGTCGCGTTTCGCGCCAAGACACCGGCGATGAATGCGCAACTGGAGCGGTTCACCAAGAGGATTGGGAAATGAACATCCCCATCCGCGCCCACGGTATCCCCGCGATGGCTTGCGTGACCAGCTTCATTCCTTACACCCCGTCCACTTGGGACGATCCGGCTGACGGCCCCGAGGTGGAATGGGAGCTGCTGGACCGCCGCGGTCGCCAAGCCACATGGCTGGAGAAGATCGTCACTGACGCCGAGCGCCGGGCCATTGAGGCCAACCTGATTTATCAACTGGAACATTACGAGGAGGAGTTATGAACAACATCAACGCCGCCCGCGCCTGCCTGGTTTTGGTGGGCCAATTACACCGCGCTGGCCTGCACATCCTGGCCGCCAGCGCCATCAACGGCCAGCCGTTCGTCAAGCTAGACCGGCCCGCTGGACTCCGCGCCCACCATGCCGCCGTGGATCGCATTGGGCGGCGACAGTTGGTGGCCGCCCGCACGCACGTCAACGGCATTTGCATTGAATGGAACATCTGACATGAGCTACGAATCCCCCGTCCGTTCCGCCATCAAGACCGAAATCCTGGCGGCATTAAACGCCGCCAGCGCGCCATTGACGGCCGGGCAGTTGGCTGACATTTGCCCGTCGGCGCCGGATGCCAATGAAATTGCGCGCATCGCTTATGAAATGCGCGTTAAAAAGGGCCTCCTGGAGTTCGGAGACGACGCGCTAGAGCCCGGCAAGCGCCCCGTAAAGACCTACCGCATCACTTGGCCGCCCACGTTCGTGGCGCCGCCGCCTGTGGCCGATAACAGCCATCTGGCGCAGTGGACGGAGATAGCCGAACCGCCCGTATCGCCCGAGCAAGCCGACATCGATGCCGCCCTGATTGCAGCCCTTCAGGAGGTCGCCGACGACCTACCCAAGTCCACCGATTCGCCCACCGAGGAAGACTCCATGTCTCAAGATCCCGCTATTTATGCCCCCGAGATCGCCCTGCCCCAGCCCGCCGTCGGCCTGGACCGCGACCCGCCCTACCACGCGGCCGACGATACCTTTGTCCTCAAGGCCATCGTCGAACCCAAGGAGGCGCAGGAGTGCCAGGGGCATTGCGCCAATCATGCCAGGGACAGCGAGCTGTGGGACGCCCTGCGCCAGGATGACGAGGACGATAAGCTGGAAGAGGCCCGACTGGCCCTGGTGGATAGTCTGCTGATCTACGCCCATTCGGTACTGCACGAAGACGCGGTATGGAAGTCCCTGCTGCGGCCTTATCAGGTCATCGCGGGCGCATCCCTGGAGGTGTGCCATGGGTGATATGGCCACGTTCCACGCGGAACGCTTGACGGGCTTGGGAGGTTCCGATATCGGCGCCATCCTCGGGCTCAATCCGTGGCGCACGCCCTACCAAGTGTTCCTGGAAAAGACGGGCCAGGCCGAACCCTTCACCGGCAATCTTCAGACCCGGTTCGGATCCTACGCCGAGGAGTTCGTGGCCCGGGAGTATTGCGAGCAAACCGGCCGCCAAGTGCAGCGGTTTAACGGCCTGCTGCTCCATCCCGAGGCGCCGCTGATCGGCCACATCGACCGGCTGGTGATTCCCGAGGGCGCCAAGCGCGCCAGTTACCGGCAGGAGATCAGGACTGATCTGGGCCTGGAGGCGAAAACCGCCAGCGCCTTTGCCACGGGCCGGGATAGCGAGTGGGGCGAGGCGGGCACCGATGCTGTCCCGGCTTCTTACCTCACGCAAGCGGCCTGCTACATGGCCCTCACCGGCTGTCCGCGTTGGGATTTGGCGGTCCTGTTCGGCAATACCGAATTCCGGATTTACCACCTCACCCGCGACCTGGAGTTGGAGGGCTACCTCCTGGAGGAAGCCGCGCGCTGGTGGCGTAATCACGTCATCGCCGGAGTGCCACCGGACCCGAGTAGCGAGGCCGAAGCCCGCCAGCGCTGGCCCGGTCACCAGCCTGGGAAAGTGCTGAATGTCGATCAAGACGCCATGCTGCTGATTAAGGATCTGGCCAGCGTCAAGCGACGCCTGACAGAGATGGGCAAGGAGGAGCAAGGCCTTAAGGACAAGCTCATCCCCCTACTGGCCGATGCCGATGCGGTGGAGTATGCGGGGCAGTCGCTTCTGACTTTCCGGGCCAATAAAGACAGCCAGAAAACCGATTGGCCAAAGCTGGCCATGGCCATCATGTCCTGGGCCGATTTTGATACCGACCAGACAGCGGAATGGCTGAACAAGTACACCACGACTCAACCCGGCCCGCGGGTGCTCCGCTTAGCCAAGAACATGGAGACTGCATAAATGACTGCCCTAGCAACCCGCCATAACGCTCTGGCCACAGTGACCGACAAACTGGCCACGCGATTCGACCTGGGCAATAACGGCGTCGAACTGATCGAGACCCTGAAGGCGACCGCCTTCAAAGGCCCGGTTACCGATGCCCAGATGACCGCCTTGATGATTGTCGCCAATCAGTACGGCTTGAACCCCTGGACCAAGGAGATTTATGCCTTCCCCGACCGGCAGAATGGCATTGTCCCGGTCGTCGGGGTTGATGGCTGGTCGCGCATCATCAACGACCATCCGCAGTTTGACGGCATGGACTTTGACCAGGATGGTGAGTCCTGCACCTGTGCCATTTATCGCAAGGATCGCACCCGGCCCACCCGTGTTACGGAGTACCTGGGCGAGTGTCGCCGCGATACCGCGCCCTGGAAGAGCCATCCGCGTCGAATGCTGCGCCACAAGGCGATGATCCAATGCGCGCGGCTGGCCTTTGGTTATGGCGGAATCTTTGACCAGGACGAAGCCGAACGGATTGTTGAGCGCGATATGGGGCGCGCCGAGGTGGTGGACATTACTCCGCTGTCAGCCTCCCGCACCGAAGCCGTCAAGGCTCGCCTAGCGGCCCGGGCCGCCCCTCCGCCACCCCCAGCCGTAGACCCAGGCCCGGACCTGCCCACCACCCTGAAGATCATCGCGGACGCCTACACCAGCGAGGAACTGGACCAGGCTGCGGCCATCGCCAAGCAGTTGACCAGCACCAGCGATAAGGCCACCGCCCGCAAGGCGTTTGCGGATCGCAAGGCGGAATTGAAGGCCGAAGCCGAGGCCGAAGCCAAGGCGGAGCGCGAGGCGATGCAGGCGGAGGATGGGCCGGTGGCGCAAACGGTGGCGGAGTGGCAGGCGGAGTTTATGGGAGGGGTGGCGAATGCCTAACTTCGCTTCCATCACATTGATAGGTCATTTAGGCAGAGATGTGGATCTGAAGACCCTGGCGGATGGCACGGCTGTCGCCAATTTCAGCCTTGCCACCAGCCGCAAGCGCCGCGATGGCGATGTTACGACCTGGTGGCGTTGCGCGATATTCGGAAAACGCGGCGAAGCCCTTGCCAAATACTTGGGCAAAGGCGACCCGGTGCTGATTCAAGGCGAGCCGTATCTGCGGACCTACACCGCCAATGACGGCACCGAACGCACCAGCCTAGAGGTGGACGTGCGGGAGTGGGCCTTTGTGGGCGGCAATGGCCAGGGGAATGAGTCTGGCGGCGACTATCAGCCGGCTCAGCGTGCGGCGCCAGCCAAGCCCCAGCAGACTGAAGACTTCAACGATGATATACCCTTCTGAGATTGAACCATGAAAAACACCCTTGCTGACTTGTCGAATCATCTCTTCGCCCAGCTCGAACGCCTCTCCGACGAGGCCCTGGATCCCGAGGCCCTGGCCCAGGAAATCCGCCGCGCCGGGGCTATCGACCGCATTGCCGCCCAGGTGATCTCGGTCGGCGCCCTGGCCGTCAGTGCCGCCCGCCTCCAGGGCGAGATGCACCCGGGTCAAACCCCGCCGCGCCTGCTCGGGCTGGACGGTGGCCAATGAGCGTGCGCCGTTGGCATCCCGAGCACATTGATTGGTTGCGCGCAGCCTATCGGCAGCATCGCCAGAAGGAACTGCCGCCGTTGTTCGAGGCGCGCTTTGGCCGGCCGGTGACGATGGAAGCCATTCGTAGTGCCATCGTGCATCACCGGTTGACCAGTGGGCGGGGCACCGGCTATGCGAAAGGGGAGCGCATCGTCTCCTGGTTCCCCGAGCGGGTTGCGTGGCTGCGGGAGCACCGCCAACGGCTGCAAATCCCCGCCCTGACCGTCGCCTTTAATGCCCATTTCGGGACCGATTTTCAGCCGCATAGCGTGGCCAATGCCCTGAACAGGTATCGGATTCGGGGCGATACCGACACGCGCTTTCAGCCGGGCTTCACTCCTTGGAACAAGGGCCTGGTCGGCTACGATGCGGGCGAACGCTCCGGGGACACCCGCTTCAAGCCAGGACAGGTGATTTGGCACCAGATGCCCGTCTGGAGTTATCGTCAGGAGCCGGATGGCTACTGGTATTTTAAGTTTCGCCAGGAGTCCGCCCCGGGGCTGTCGCGCAAAGACTGGATTGCCGTGCATCGCCTCAACTGGGAATCCGCCCATGGCTCCCTGGCCGCGGGGCAGGTGGTGGTGCTGCTCGACACCGACCACAGTCATTGCGAGCTGGACAATTTAGCCTGCCTCACCCGCCGCGAGCTGGTGGTTTATTACTGCCTGATCGCCGGGGTCCCGCCCGACCGCGAGGCCCGCCGGGCGCTGGTGGCGCGCGTCAAGCTGCGCGTAGCGGCCAGCAAGACCGCCGAGACGTTGGGCCTGAGCGTCAGCCAGCGGCAAGTTATGCTCGGCACCCTGCCCCGCTTGCAGCGTCAGGAGGTCCGGGTATGAACGCGCGGAGTATTGTCCTGAGATATTTGCGCAGGCATGGCCACGCCGGTCTGTGTTTGATCGACGAACCGTTCAGCAAGTGCAGCTGCGGCATTGAAGATTTCGCCCCCTGTGGCGAAGGCCCCTATCCGGAGTGCCAACCCGCGCGGCGGGGCCTGCCGGGTGAATTGGTTTATGTCCCCATTTTTCAGCATCGGAGAGCCGATGACTGAGCAAATGAGTCTGTTTCAAAACGACCCGATGTTTGATTGGATAGAAGCTAAGGACGGTTGGGGTAAAGGCTGGTTTGTGCATCACCGCACCCGGAGTAAAGACCGGGCCGATCCTCGGTGTTTCATTGCCGATGGGCCGCGTCCGGGTCAGTTTGGCATTCACGCCTCCGGGTGTTGGTTTCGCCGCGATGATGCGATCAATTGATTTAGGATAACTATGAAAACCTACCAAATCACGGTAAGCGAAACTCAGGCTAAGGCTATCGAAACCGCCTGCGACCTCCTGGCCCGGATCATGATCGGCCAAAGTCATGAGATCGCCAGGCATCTGCCCCTGACTGACAAAGCCGACCAATGGGACATCGGACGCGCCATTGAGGCCATTACCAAGCCGGCCTGTGGACTGCAAATGAATAGCTCCTATGGTGTCGGTCGATTCGACGAGGCTGATTTGTTGATTGACCTGGTGGAAGTCATCCGCCACAAGCTCGCATGGGATGCGGCGAGGGCTGAAAACTTGCTCACCCCTTCCGGAGGGCGGGATCATGCCACTATGAGTGGCGTCTGTTATGACGCACCGATTCAATGGGCGCGGCATCAGCCCTTGGCCAAAATTGAGGCTGTGGAAGGATAAGACTATGGGTATCGCCACCAACAACATCATCACCACGCTTCGCAGCACCGGCCGCGGTAGTGATTATTTTGGCATATGTGACCAATGCGGAAAGCATCTGTCAGAATGTTTTGTGCTTCAGCATCAACGGGAGTATCGACGCCCGAACGGATCACTCTATTACTCCCCTATGTACGGGGGCGCTTACGGACATGAGGCGTGTCTTGAGGCATTGGGTAATCGCTTGGTTAATGATCAGCCCTTGGCCAAGATTGAGGCGGTTTAATGACTGATTTAGAACTGCACATCGCCAAAGTCCGCCTATCCAATGCCGCACCCGACCTGCTGGCCGTGTGTGAGGAGCTGGTTGAGTCGGCGGAATACTGGGGAGAATACGATGTCCCCATCGGTATTGTGGACCGGCTCAAGGAGGCGATTGCCAAGGCCAGGGGGGAATAGCAATGACTAAGCAACACTGCGGCACCTGTCGCCATTATTTCGAGTTCCCCGACTGCGAGGACGGCGAATGCCGGTGGGCCGAACGGCGGGCCCTGCCCTCCTGCATGGAAGACCGCGACTGGCCTGTGGATCGTGACGACGGCTATCTGTGCCGGCTATGGCTGGCCAAGGAGGCCCCCGCCCAGCCCGAGGGCGCCCAGGATTAGAAAGCGCATCAGGCTGATTCCAGCGCTTCGACGCGGGCGGTCAATTCCTGCACCGCCTTAATCAGTGGGGCGATGAATTCGGAATAGCGCAGGGCATAAAGATCGGCGTCCACATCGTGGATATAGCCAGCAAAATCCCGCTCACCCAACACGGCTGCAACTTCTTGGGCCACCAAACCATAATGCGGTCGCACCCCCGGCCCCATGACGGGCACGTCATCCAGCGTCTCCGGGTCTCGGTCGATGCGGACGACTTTCTCTTGCCAGCGATAACTGACCGGGCGCAGGGCGGCGATGAAGTCTAATCCCAGGTCGCAGTCCGTGATATCAGCCTTGCGCCGAGCGTCGGAGGTGTTGATGCTGGTGTCGGTAGCCCAGACGCCGGTATAGACAAAGCTGGCATTGCCGAGGGCGTAGGTGTTGTTACTCGTGGGGCGTACGTTCTTGCTAGCGAGTTCGCCGCTGAGAAACTGGCCTTGGATGGTGCCGCCGGCCACCATGTTCAGGATATTTTCTGTGGTACGGCTGATGCCGGTATCGCCGTCCGTCGAGAAATAGAAGGCCGTGGCCTGAGCGGTGCCGCCTGAGCAATAGAGGCTGGCCGCCGTGATGGGCGCAAAGGCCATATTGTTGACGCTGAAGGCCTTAATCTCATCGCCATAAATGGTGGTGTCGCTGGTGTTGAACTGGATGCCACGCTTATAGCCCGAGCACCAAATGGATGCCGTACTGGGGAGGAGGATGGCGCCGGCGTCGGAGCAGGTCAGGGTAGTGCAACTGATATTCGAGGCGGTGAGCGGGGAAAATCCGATCCCAGGGGCATATACCTTGAAATGCAGGCAATAAGCCGTAGTCTGAGCAGTCTCCATAATAATGCCGCGCGTCCCGCCGTCGCACAGGATGGACGCCTGGGGCGGCATATACAGATTGGCGGCGCTGAAATCCTGATAGACGTAGCCGGCCAAATTGGCGGCGCCGAAGGCGCTGGCACTGGCGGGGATCTTGCGCAGGTAGTTCTCGCCGCTCTTCTGGATCACCAGCCAATCGGCGCTGGTCCCCACGGTAGCGGTGCTGACAAACTCGCTAGGCAGGGTGGCGCTGAGGGTGATGAGGCTCATTCCACCAGGCCCTCGACATCGAGGCTCAGGCTCTCATAGCTGGCGGCACTGACCAGCACTCGCAGATTGGTGTAAAAACCGAAGATCTTGAGTCGGTCATAACTTGACCCGGTGTTGTTGAAATCCAGCATCAGGGGCTTGCCGGTGTGGTCCTGCAAAATGTATTGCGCCACATCGCCACTGACGATGGCTGGATCAATGAAGCAGGTGGCGCGTAACACGCGGGCCACGCCGCGCTTGATGAAGTGGACGGTGCCATAGGTTTCATCGCGCTCCTTGCGCGAAAAATCCAGAATCGAGGTTTCCAGCCCCCATTCGGTATTGGCGATTTCATAGCCATAGCCGACCCCGCAGATGGCGCATTGCGCCGGAAAGTTGTTGTTGAGGCGGGTCAGGGTGATGGCGATTGACAGGGTATAGCCGACGCCGGGCGGGATGTAGGTGAGCGGCAGGATGGCGTTGCGGCGGGTGACGCCAAAGGTGCCGAGTTCCAGGTTGACGCTGGTTGGCTGTACGAGGGTGACGGAGCCATCGCCCCCGGACAGGGTAACGACGGCGGCCACGGTCTTGACGCCGATCAGGCCGGAAAGGAACAGTTTATTGACGGCGGCACTGGTGACGGCGAGGGTCAGGGTCCAGGCCGGATCGACCATGGCGCCGCTGCTGTCATAGCCCTGAAGATAGCTGTTGCTCAGGCTGTCAAAGGGTGCCCAGGCATTGGCGGCCCCCGCATCCACCCAGCGCGCGGCGACGGCCTCGGTGGCGGAGGTTACGGCCACGGAAGGGCGGATGGTGTTGTCCCCCGCGCTGATGGCCCGCGGGGCCAGATAGTCGTGATGATCGGCCTCGTCAAAATAAGTCGACCAGGCGGCGACAGCGGCGCCCGAAGACCAGGTGGCATAGTTGGAGAGGCGCACGTTGCTGGTGTAGGTGTAGCCGCCCGTCGTGGCTGCCAAGCCGGTTTTCTTCCAATAGTAGGAATAGTAGGTGCTGGTGGGGGTGCGCGAGGCGGATGAGGTGTGGGCGCGAATGCAGGTGTAGTCGTACCAGACGCTCGCCACTTCGTAGCGCACCGTGGCGTCCTTGGCGTAGGCCGTCGCCGTCACCCAGGCGGATTGGACATAGGTCGGCGACGAGCCGGTAAAGGCCAGATCAACAGGCGAGGGGGGGATCAGCAGCATGTTAGGCGACCTTGAGCACGGTGACGGATTGGCCGGTGCCGTCATCGCGCCAGGGCGGCGAGCCGTCCAGATCCCAGCGCAGGAGACGGTCATCCAGGGACTTCAGCGAGGTGGTTTGTGCTACACCGAGGGCAGCCATCTCCTGGCGCAACAGGATCACCTGATCGCGGAGGGAGGTGATAACCGCCGTCTGTTCGGCAGCAGCGTCCTGGCCCGCGGCGGGGTCGTAAGTGGGGTCACCCAGCGCGGGGGCGGCATCGCGGGTAATGATGAACTTGAGCAGGCTTTCCGAGAGCGCCTGGAGCGCCTGGTCAATGGCGATGGTCTCCTGGTGGATGCCCAGGGTAATCTCCATCGCCTCCTTGGCATCGATCAGGATTTGGTCGAGCCGCTTTAGCTCGGACTCGCGCCAGTCATTGGCCTGTTCCAACTGGTCATCCAATGCCTTGAGTTGTTGCTGATAGAGGCGGTCTTCCTGGGCCAGTTGCTCATCCAATAACCGAGTCTGATTATCCAGGGCGTCTAACTGCTTCTCGGCGTCGGTCTTCTGCGCCAGCCCCAGCTTTTCCAATTGCAGGAGATTGGCATAATCCGCTTGCTGGGCGGCCCGATAGGCCAGCTCGTTGACATAGTTGCCGCGGTCATCATTGCCAATGGCGCCCAGTGCCCGCTGTAGGGCGTCTTGCTCGGGCAAGGTGCCAGTGCCGGCCCAGGTCGCCAACTGGCCTCTGGCGGTCGCTAGGGCCATGCCGGGGTCTTGCGCGCGACCTCGCAGGGTGTCCAGCCCCGATTGGATGCTGTCCACGATCCCGGAGACGCGCGAGAGCGCCTCTTGCGCAGCCTGCATCTGGGATTGAATGGCCTCGCGTTCGGCATTGATCGCCTCGCGGCGGGCGGTGTGCGCCTCATCCAATGCCTCGCGTTCCGCCTGGATGGCGTCCACCCGTGCCTGATAGGTCTCCTGGATGCGGTCCCGCTCGGCATTGACTGCCCGCTCCAGGGCGGCATAGGCCTCGTCCATGGCGCGGCGGGCATCTTCGTAGGCATAAATCTTGTTGAGGATGGCGCGGTTGGTGTCATCCAGGGCGTCGGCCAGTTCGCGCTCGCGCTGCAAGCGGCGCACCAGTGCGTCATCCCCTTGGGCCTCCGCCAGCCGCAGCATCAGGTCGGCATGTTGTTCGGCAGCCGCCACCAGGGCGTCAAACACTTCCTCATAGGTCTTGAAAAACTCACGCAGGGCGTCCCCCGCTTCTCCGCCCGCATCGTCCATCTCCGCCAGCAGGCGCATGAACTCGGCAATGCCGGTGGCGTCCCGCAGGTTGCCCAGATAGCCCGCATCACGCAGGGCTTGGTCGGCCTGATCGACGCGCTCTTGCGAGAGGTAATTGGTGGGGTCCAGTTGCTCGGCGAGATCGCGCAGGGCGTTGCGCTGGTCAGCGAAGGCGTCGGTAGCGTCATCAATGGTGTCGCCCAGCTTGTCGAGGGCGTTATCTAGGCTGATAAAGGCCCCGATCAACTTCATGGCCTCGACGTAAGAGGCGCGCCCGGCCTCCGTGGTGAGGTCGAGACTCTCGATGTAGGCACGGAACTCCTCGCTGGTGTCGATCCCGGTGAGTCCCTGGTCTTGGTTCCAGCGATCAATGGCCTTAAGGCTATCCTCCTTCTGCTTGAGCGCGCGCTCTTCCTCGGTGAAAAAGTGCTGGTAGTAGGCGGCTTGCAGTTGGGCCAGCCCCTGCATCCCGATCTTAGCCTCATCAGCGGCCTTAGCCAGGTCGTTGGCCAGGGTGACGAAGGCCATGCCGGTGGCGTCGGTGGTGGTGCCGGTGAGATAGAGGGCGGCGTCCAGGCCGGCGAGATTGAGGGCCATGCGCGCCATGGCCTCGGCGGTGGTCTCGCCGGATTCCTTCATGGCGTTGGCGTAGTCCACCAGTTTGAGGGCGTTGCCCAGGGTGTCATTTTCACTCAGATCCAGGCGGTCGCCTATCTCCTGCCCCTGGAAGGCCTCGGCCATGCCCACCGCCGCTTTAGCCGCCAGCATACCGCGCTCGATCTGGTCTGCCATCTCTTCCAGGGTGCCGGAGAGGCTACCGACCACGGAGGACATAACGATGGCCACTTCATCGCCCGTCGCGGCAGCGTGCTTGATGATATCGGCGAAGGCTATGCCGAAGGCCTGTTCGGCGCTCATGGCGTAGTTCATGAGGCCGTTCTTGCCCCAGTTGTCCTTGCTGGCCTGTTCCAGGCTGCTCTTAACCTTGGCCTCGACATCCTTGCCGTAGAAGCTGGCGAGGGCCTGGGAGACGGCGGCGAAGCCTTCGAATGTCTTGCGCATCTCCTCCGCGTCCACGTTGGCGGTGCCCATGTCGTTCATGCCGAAAATCAGCCCGAAACCGCCCTTGGCGCCCACCTCGTCCTCGAATTGGTCGGTGCGGCCGTTGGTGGTGGCAGCATAGGCGCCGTATCTCGGCTCCTGGTCTTTGAAATACTTACTGAGGATGAAACCGCCGGCGGCGACCAGGGGGAGCGCGTAGGCTGCTATCACGCCAGCGCCCGCTGCTGCGCCTATGGAAGAGCCGCTTGTTACCGCTCCCCAGGCAGTGCCCAGCGTGGAAAACATGTTTGTCGAAAACATGCCCATAATGCCTTCAGAGAGGCCGCTGATAAAGGTACTGCCAAGGCTGTAAATCGACGAGAACAGGGATCCGATATTGCTGAAACTGCTCAAGCCGGAAGCGGCTTGGCCCGCCGTCCCCGCCGCCCCCGCCGTGCCCGTGGCGCCGGTCATGGCGGTGGTAATGGCCACCACCAGCGGCTTAGTGATGAGGGCATGGGCCACTTCCGCCAGCCAGGAGGTGATGGCTTTTTTCAGGCTGTCGAGGGTGGACTTGGCGCCCGAAAACAGGTCTTCCCAGAGATTGGCGAAGGTGTCATCGATGCGCTTGACGGCGTTTTTCCAGACTTCGGCCCAGGCGTCCGCGGTTTCGCTAGCCTTGTTTTTTGAATTCTCAAGGTCTTGTTGCAGCCCTTGCAGGATGATGGCCTGCTCCTCTTGGGACAGGCCGGCCGCATCGGAGGCGAGGGCCAAGGCTTGCTGCGCCTGGGCATACTCCTCGGCGGCGGCGCGGGCCGGCAGATAACGCTGGATGAGGCCCTGTACGGCGGCATTGGCCTGGTTGAGACTGTCGGTGATGACCTTGCCGGTATTCTGCCCGAGGTCCTCCATGGTGCCAGTGGCATCGGCGACGATCTTGACGGCGGCGTCGGCATAGGCGCGGGTCTTTTCGCCCCAGGCTTTCTCGTTGGGACCGCCGTGGTAGTAGGCGAACTGCTCCCAGAGGGTCTTGCCCTTGGCGGCGGCTTCGGCCAAGTATTTGCCGGCAGCGTCGGCCTGGCCGTTGAAGGTGGCCATATTGGCGCCCAAGCCTTTGGCGGTACTTTCTGCCATCTGGAATTGGCCGACAATTTTCGTCATGTGGCCTTCGCCGGCAGCCAGGTCTTTGACCCAGCGCACCGAGTCGGTGCCGGCCCCCTTGCCGCGGCTAGACTCCAGCTTCCAGACGGCATCCAATTGGCCAGCCATGAGTCCGTATTTCTTTTCCACGTCGGCGACGACCTGCGCCTCGGCGGATAGGGCCTGGGCGCGGGAGCGGGAGGACTCGGTGGCCTTGTCCTGGGCAGCGGCGAAGGCCTCTAGCTTGGCCTGGCCCTCCGCATGGGTCAAGGTGCCCAGCTTGACGGCTTCGGCTATGGCCACTTCCATCTTGGCGTATTCGGCCTTCTTGGCGATGCCCTTGTCATACTTGCCGTTGAGGTCATCAATGGATTTCGCGTTAGCGTCGATGGCCGACTGATGTTCGCGATACATACGAATGGCGTCGTCGCCCATGCTTGACGCATTGCGTGAGGCTAATGCCTCGGCTTCGGTGCGGGCGGCCTTCACATCGGCGCGGGTGGCTTTCACCTTAGCGTCAATTTCGTTGATACGGGAAATCAAGGCATCGCCCTCGGCGCGGCGGGCGGCGCTGTTGTCCAGGTCGTTGGCGTCGGCATAGGCCTGGGCGTCCTTCATTTTGACGACGTATTCATCCACCAGCTTGGCGCGCAAGGCCCAATCGCTGGCGATGGCATCACGCTCGCCATAGGCGAAGCCCTTTCCTTCCTGAAAATTGGCGATCACGTTCAGGGCTTCGCCCCAGCGATTCGCCTGCAAGGTGGCCGCCTTCATGGCGCTGCTGAGGAGTCCGGTAGCCCCGGTAGCCTTATCAGCACTGACCCACACGCGATCAATGGCATTGACCAGGACATTCCAGTCCGCTTCTAGACCCGTAACGGCCTTGCCGTCGTCGTAGAGCTTGTTCAGCCCTTGCGCCAAGCGCGGTAACAGATCAACGGCCAGAATCTCACCCGACTCCAGCATCTTGCCGAGCTCTTGCTCAGTAACACCCATGGCCTCCGCTGCCAGCTTGAAGGCGCCTGGCAGCCGCTCGCCCAATTGGCCGCGCAGTTCTTCCGCGCTAACCACGCCTTTGGAGACCATCTGCTCGATAGCCAGCAAAGCGCCCTGGGTGTCAGCACTGGACTTGCCCAGCTTGCCCATGGCCAGACTTACGGACTCAAAGATATCCCGCGTGGCCTGCCCCTCCAATGCGGTGCCCTTGGTGGCTGCGGTCAGGCTGACATAGGCCGACCCGGTAGCGGTCAAACTGAGCCCCAACTTATCGGCGGTCTTGCTGATGTACTCCATCTCAGCAGCGCCCGCCGTGGCCGATCCCGCGACGGCCGTCAGGCCCTTGGCCAGCCGTTGACTTTCGAGATTGGCTTGGATGAAGGACTGAGCCAGGGCACCTACCGACAAGGCCGCCCCCGCCGTCAGGGCCAGGCCCTTGAACGACCCCGCTAGGCTGGCCATGGCGGTATCGGTGCGCCTGGCCGTCTGCCCGGTATTATTTAAGGCCCCCTGCACATTCCGCAGCCCAACGATAGCGGCGCTGCCATCGGCATTGATCCGTAACTGGACAGTAAGTGGGCCGCTAGCCATGACTGATTCTCTCCCGGGTGTTGGGATGGGGTTGGACCGGCGCCTTGGGGTCTTTAGCCCGCTTCCGGCTCATGATGGCCAGGAATTCCTGCTCCATGATCTGCACATCATCGAACCGGCGCGGGGGATCGCCGCGTAACCGCATGGCGGCGGCGACTCCGGCATAGTCGAGCCTGGTGTGGGCGCCGTCAATGCCGCGGTGCCATTGGGTCTCGACGGCCAGGAAGAGATCGGCGCTGGGGACGTTCTCCGGCCACAGTTCCACCGCCTCGCAGGCGCCGCACCAGGTGTTTTCGCCGCGCCCTTCCATACAGACGCGGCAGGTACTAAGGCCCTGGCCTGGGGTGGCGTCATGGCGCCACCGCAGCCAGGCAATCAGTTTTTTTGGCGACCATTGTCATCCAGGGAGGCCAAGGCCTCGCGCACCGCCTTGACGATCCAGGAGCCGAGATTGAGCACTTGGCGCAGGGCGTCGGGCGAGTAGGGGACGGGGTTGCCATTCGCATCGCCGATATCGCCAAAGTCGGTAACGCGGGCGACGATGGCGTCCAGATCCTTGGCAATGGCTTCGGGGGTGATGCTGTCCGCCACGGCCACGAAACGGCGCAGCATGGCATCGGCGCCTTCAATCGCGCCACTGGCGGCCTCTTCCTGGAGGCGGGCGATGTGTTCGGCCAGGGCTTCGTGCTTGCGCTGGGCGTTTTCGGTGTGGGTGATGAGGCGCACGCGCAGCTTGATGCGCTGCTCGCCATCGGGATCGGGGAGTTTGACGGTGAGCCAGGATTGGCGGTCAGTTTGGATTTTGAACATGGTCAGTTACTCGTGTTGGTCAGTTGGGAAAGTGTCGCTTTCGGAGGACTCATCCTGGGGGACCAGGACGTAATTCTTGCTCGACAAATAAAAGCCAAATTTGCCGAGCCCTTCGGAAATCTCGTGCGTTGACACGATGCGCACCGTTGGCCAGCGTTCCGGCGTGATGTTGATCGTGATTTCTGATACATCGTTACGATCGCCCATCCCGATGGCGTCGAGGATGGCCTGTTGCAGTTCGTAAAGATCGTTAGTTTTAATTGTGGAATCCATGGTCAGTGGTTGGTCAGTGTCTCGGGTGGTAAGTGGTAAGTGGTAAGTGGTCAGTGTAGGCGCCCGGCCCGGTCTCGCAACCGGGTAACGGGCTACCCCGCGACTGACCAGCGCGGGGATGCGGGTTAGCTGATGGTGGTGGCGGCCTGGGCGTTCTTGAGCACGACAACCAGGCCCTTATCGGTGGCCCCGGACTTGTAGCCCGTGAACTCAAACGTCACCTCGACACCGCCGGGGCTGCTGATGGCCGGGCTGGCCAGGGCCAGGCGGGCGTGGTCGAGCTTGATGGACAGGCTTTCGTTGCCGGCGCTGCCCAGGCCGTCGCCGCGACTCATGAGGATTTCCAGGGTGGTATCGGTGCCAGCCATGGCCGCGTCGATCAGGGTAAAGGCCTCAAACAGGGCGGTGATGGAGCCCGTAACCTCGGCAAAGCCCTCGGGGATATCCTTGCGTACCCCGCCACCGCCGATGCAATAGCGGTCGCCGTCCAGGGTGTTGTCGATTGCGATGCTGGCGGTCTTGACGCAGGTGGTGCTTGCCCCTCCGACCAGCACGGTGCAATCACTGGAGGCAAAGCCAGTATGGCCAGCATCCTGCTGGCTGGCATCCAGGGGGGCGGAGGCAATGGCGTAATTGGCCCCTTGCAGGGACATATTCAGGGTGCAGGGTCCCTCGGTGGGCACGTCAAAGGTGGCCTGGCCGATGCGACAGCCGAGGAAGTGTTCGACCTTGCTGGTCAGCCCAGCCGGGACCCAGTTCTTCTCCACAATGAGGCCGACCGGCAGGGTGCCGGGGCGAAAGGTGTGGACGTAAGGCGCGGCGCCGGTGGTGACGGGGACGCCGATGGCATGGCGCAAGTAGAGGCCGACCTGCTCGGGGCTGACCTCGATATTGAGGCTGCCGGACACGTCTAGGTTTCCAATCAGCGGCAGAGAGCGCGAGCGGTCGCCGCTGATAGTGTTGGGCTGGAGCAGATTGCGCGAAGCGACCAGGCTGCACTCGGTGAAATAGGCTTTGCGACCGGAGGTGACGCCGGAGGTGGACTTGTAGGTCACTTCGTCGTAAACGCCGACGACGACGGCGGAACCAGTAACGGACATGGCTTAATCCTCGATGGGGGTAGATGGGGCGGAAGTCGCCGGGATCGGTGCGGCGGGGACGAAGCCTCGCGGTGCGAGGCGGGCGGCGGTAGCGGCGTCCACGGCATAGACTTCGCCCACCCGGTAGGGGCCGAAGGCCAGGCAGTCGGTGCGATGGTTGATGATGTGGACCAGGGCGGGGGGCTTGGACATGGCGGCCTCAGGAGGTAAATGGCGTAGCGGTGACGCGGGTCTGGCTGGCGAAATCGGCGGTGTACCACCACAGGCCGGCCTGCTCGCCGATGAGGCGGTCACTAATGGCGGTCAGCGGCTGGCAATCGTCAGGGCGCCAGCCCAGCAGGGCGGCGCGCAGGCGGTCCATGAGGGCTACTGCGCCATCGGGTCCCCACAGGTGGCGGGCGACCAGGGAGACGCCGAGGGTGAGGGTGCGCTCCTGGCAGACGCTATTGGCCCGCAGGGTGGTGTCGGCAAAGCGCGAGCCGGGATAGGCCAGCAGCAGGGCGCCGACCGGGTGATTGAGGCGATAGTCCTGGGGCTGGGCCGGGAACAGCTCCACCGCCAGGTCGGGGAAGGCGGCGACCAATACCGCCTGGGCGCCGTCGATGAAATCCTGGGTGGCGAGGGCCATGGCGGTAACGGCTCAGTAACGGCCGAGTAAGTCGGCGTTAAAGAGGCGGTCCGGGGCCACGACCTGGAGGCGGGCGCCCTCCGGGGCCGGAGTCTCGCCGCCCCCGGGGGCCGCCACGGCCAGGCTCATCCGTCCGTCGCGCACCGCATCCAGGGCCTTGAGGGCGTCGCGATAGGCATCCACCACCGCCGGCGGCAGGTCCTGGCCCTCGGGGCGGCGGCTGTAGAGCCAGTGGCGCGACAAGGCGAGACTCCAATCCTTGAGCTCGCGCGGCACGCTGGCCAGGGGCAGGGGGTAGCGTTGCCGCAGGCGGGCATCAATCTGGGCATCGGCATAGGCGCGGGACTCGGCGACAACCTGCCAATCCGGGGCGGCGGCATAGGGATCATCCGCCGAGAGTTGGATCAGGATACGCTCGGCAATGATGGCCAGTAGGTCGCTGTCTTGGGTGTAGCTCATCGCGTAATCCCCGTTTTGTACACCGAAGTCTGCGTCCAATTATGGACGCCTTCTTTGGCCATGATCCGCTGTTGCTCAGGCGTGTACTCAGCGATCTGAATGGGAATACCGCGATCCGCATAGCCCTGACAGTGGGCCAGTTCATGCTTGAGCGACAGCCAGTTCAGCCCCGGCAAATACTCCACATCGCAACTGGCCATGCCGCCCAGGGGTTTCTCCTCCAGCCAGGTGTAGCCGTAGAGCCCCGTCGCCAGCCACAGTGGGTTGAGCGGCTTAATCGTGAGCGTCCCGGCCTGGCGCATCGGCACCAGCTTGGCGTCCGGTTGGCCCTCCATAAACGGGTAGCGGTCAGCGTCGGGGCCTTGCGGCAACTGATCCATCAAGGCCACCACGCAATCAACCGTCGCACACTGCGCCGTCTGAGCGTCAATGGCTGAGGTATCGCGCACGATGGGCGTCGTGCAGGAGGCCAGGAACAGCGCAGCGATGGGCAGGCTATAGCGCAAGGACAGCGCACTCTTCAGCGCCAAACAGCATGGCGGCCCGCAGGGTTTCCACTACTTCGGGATCCAGACGTTCGACGCCTTTCTCATCCGCCAGCGCACCGATCACTGCCTGCCAGGTGGCTGGGTCACGCTCGCGCACGATGGGCTCGAAGTGGCTCATCAAGGGGATTTCGGCATAGACATAGCCGCCTCGGGTATTCTCAGCCGAGAATGTCAGTGCGCCTCCGGTATCGGGATCAATGATCGCCGCCAGGCGATTGGCATCGGCAATCATGGCCTCGGGAAAGGCGGTCGGGATTCTGTCGGTCCAGAGGGCCATCAATAGATGCTCCCGTTGTTCACAAGCGGCACCCCGCGCTGCATATAACGCGTCAGCAAGGCCTTCTCGGTTACGCTCAATGCCCTGTTGAAGATCGCTACATCGCCATTAAATCCGTAGGCCGGGGCGATGTTGTAGGTTGAGCTGATGGTCACTCCTTCGGTAAAGGTCACGCCTTCCGCGCCTGCTTTGGCCACGGTGCAGGCCGAGCCGAGATTACCCAGGGTGGCGGTGAGTTCATCGTCGGCATCGGAGTTCAGCCAATAGACGTTGGACGTTGGGGTGCGTTTCAGGACGGGCTTTTTGCTGGTTGTTTGCTGATAGGCGTGATTGCCCGGCGCAAACACATCCCCCGTGCCGGTGACGATCTTTTGGTAAGGCGTGGCTTCGGCGCCGAGTTCTAGTTGCCTGGCATGGATGGTAACCTGGGTGGCAGTAGTGCCATTAAGTCGCCTTACATAAGCAGTCACCCCCACGCCGTCAGCCGGTATTGGACCCGTGACGGAATGCCAAGTGGGGGTGGCGGTGAGATTCACAGTCAGTTGTGTTATCCAATCGCCGGCCCCGCCGCTTGCTCGCAGTGCTAATACGGTAGTCCCTGAACCGGACAGCTTCGCGGACAGCGTAAAGATACTGCCCGGCGCACCCGTAACAACTAAACTGTTGGTGCCGTCATTCGCGGCTGGGGTCGCCAAGGTGATGGCATCTACTATGGTTGCCGTGCCAACAATACTGCTAGCGCCTGTCAAGTCTTCTGAATACGTCAGCAAATTGCGCCGCGCCACGGGCGTAGCCGCGTTGCTGATATCGCGCACCTGGCCAACGACGCCACCCACGCTGGCGGGGATATAGCCCGCTGAGTCTTGGTAGAGATACGCAGGATCGGCGGACCAGTAGCCGACGAGGCCGGGAATCCGCTGGATGGCTTGTAGGTCAATCAGGGCCTGCTGGCGGCTTAGGACCATCTCAGGACGCAGCACGGGCGCCAGGAGCGGATGCGCCGGGCTCGCACCTAGCACCTCACCGCCATGCGGGAATCTACGCATAGAGGCGGGCTCGGCCAGTGATTGTCACTGTTTTTGCGGATGTGACAGTTACCAGGCTCTTGGCTTGCAGCTTCTCGCCCGCTCCCACCCATACGTCATAGATACCATCCGGCGCCATGGTGCCAATGCTCGTGAGCGCGTTGATTTTAGCCGCTGCGCCGTCGGTGCCGGAGAGGGTCACCGCGCGCACGGTGCCAACCAGGTAGTTGACAGCGCTGGCCAGCATGGAAAATTGAATATTGACGGTTGAGGTATCGTCTGAGGTGATGCCCAAGCCTTCAATTCGCACGGCCTTGGTGCCGGCGGAATTGTCATAAACGTCTTTCCAGGCGGTGGTGTCAGCGGGCAAGAGTTGGGCGCGTACCGTGGCAACGCCGGAGGGGAAGGTGGCGGAAGTGGCCATTTATAAGGCTCCCAGATAGAGGGCGGAAATGAGGCTGACCTGAGCGGCTTGCCCGGTGGACAGGGTGGCCTGAGCGGTGGCGGTGTCCACAGCGTCATCCAGGGTGGCCTTGGAGATATTGACCGCCTGGAGGAGATCAGTGGTGGCGCTGGTCAGGGCGGCGACTTCGGATTCGAGGCTCATGGTGGGCGCCTATGCGAAAGCGTGATGGGAAACGACAATGGATTGAGTCACGATCAGGTCGGCGGCGATAGCGGTAAGCGACTCTTGGACGCCCGCATAGACAGCGGCAGACGCAGCAGCATCCTCGGCATACTTGAGCGCGCCATAGCCCTGCCCCGTCACTACCTCCGATGCGGTCTGCGTGGCCCAGGATTGGGCCAGGGTGGCACTATCGGCAGCATTGCCCGCCTGAGTCGTTGCGGTCCCGGCTTGGCTGGTAGCGGTGCCCGCCTGACTGGTGGCGATCCCCGCTTGATCGGTCGCTATGCCGGCTTGTTCGCTGGCGTCTTGGGCACTGCCCGCGGCCAGTCCCGCCTGCGTGGTGGCCGTTTGCGCAGCCCCGGTGGCGATCCCGGCTTGGGAGGTGGCTGTTCCGGCCTGAGAGGTAGCGGTTTGTGCGGCCAATGCGGCGTTATTCGCCTGCACTTGGGCCGTGCCCGCATCCGTAGCTGCAGCCTGAGCACTGCCGGCGGCCAGCCCCGCCTGGGTGGTGGCGATGCCGGCCTGGGCGGTGGCATCATCCACCGCGTCCACGATGCCCAGGATGGACTCCTGGGTTTCGATCAGCAGGGCGGAGGTGGCCAGCAGGGACTCGACCGCGCGATCCGCGTCGGCCAGGGCGGCAGCCGCAGCGTCCGTAGCAGTGGTGGCGCTGGATTCTGCGGCGGCGGCGGCCTCCAGCACGTCCGCGACGATATCCGCCGGCAGGGAGCCGGGCGGGATCTCGGTCGCGCCCACCAGGTCACGCAAGCTCAGCGGGACGCCTGACTCGGGCACCTGGATCAAATAGGCCTCGCGCCGGTGGGTGGTGCGGATCTCGATCCGATACCAGGTCTCAGCAGCGGAGGGTAACGCGAGATCGCTCTGCGCGGCCAGGTCCAGCGTCAAGCCGGTGGCGGGCAGGGCGAGGTCTTGATATTCGGTGGCCAGATCCGTAGCCAGGAAGGCGATCCGTCCTTGGTCGTCAGCCCCGACCAGGCGCACCGAGACGGTCGCCGGGAGATGACCCCCGGCGCCGTCCATGACGGCGGGGATGACGATCTGTGTCATGGATTAGGCGCCCGGAGCCGGAGGGCGCTTGGGGCGGATGGCCCGTGGTGGGGCGGTCGCCACCCCATCGTCCGGGCCATCCACCGCGGGGGGTGCGGGCGGCAGCGCGGCAACGACCCCGCCGGCAACCAGGGCCGTGGCGGTCGCGCTGACCAGTTCCACCACGCCATCCGGGGCATAGTCCACCCCGTCATGGCGCAGGGGCTCCAGCACCCGGTAGCTCGCCATCATCAGGCTACCGCCGCAGAGATCAGATAGCCCGCCTCGGCGCCGGCCAGCACCGGGGCCACCTCGTCGGTCACCGGATAGATCCAGCTCTTGGCGTTGCGATCCTGATAGGGCTGTTCGACGATGGGGAAGCCGCCCAGGCGGTAGGTGTAGCCGTAGGAGGGCCGGCCCATATCGGAGATGTTGCCCAGGGCGGTATAGGCGACGACCACGAACTTGCCCCACACATCCGACAGGACCCCCGCGTCGGTGGCCTGGATAGCGTCGCCCACCAGCACCTGGCTGACGCCGAACAGGCTGGCCAGGAGGGCCTCGGTCGGCACGTCGCGCCCGGTGTACTTGATGCGGTCGATGATCTTGGGATGCTGGCGCAGCTTGCTGGCCACCAGCGGCCCCATGACCACCACGTTAGGACGCTGGCCGGTGGCGGTGCGGATCGCCTCCTTGGCGACCTCGATGTCCTTGATGGGGTCCGAGACGCCGGTAGTGAGATCCGACCACTGCGAGGTGCCCGACAGGGTGGTCTTGTTGCCGGACGCATAGCTGCCCGCCGTGGTGGCCAGGGTGGCCTGGGCCTGCTCCAGGCGCAGGGCAATGATGTCCTGGACGGTGCGGATGGCGCCGCTGGCCAGGTCGATGCCCGGCACCGCCTGCGCCTCCTGCTGCAACTCGAAGGGTACCAGGGCCTCCAGGCTGTACTGCTCCAGGGCATAGGAGCCGGCGGTATAGCCGATCTGGATGCGGCGGGTATCCGCCCCCGGCGCGCGGCCGGTGGCGTAGGTCATAAAGGCCTCCTTGCCGAAGGAGATGATCTTGCCGCCGCGCTGCTGCACCGGCACGGCGGGGAACAGGGCCCCGCCCACCAGGGCGCTGTTGCTGTAGCCGCGGGCGACATTGGAGAGGATCGGGTCCACCACGCGAGCGGTGGCGGTAGTCATTTGAGGCATGGGGATGGCTCCGCGTTAAGTGGCGTCGTGGATGAGGAGGCATTCGATCATGTCGCCGGCGGCGCCGGCGGCACTGAGGGCGATACCGACCCGGGCGCCGGACGTGACCCAGGTAATAGCGCGCCCGGACGAGTCGCTTTTCAGGGTAGCCCCCAGCGAAACGGCGGCCCCGGCCTCGACGACGGCAGTGCCCAGGGCATCAACGGGGATCTTGTCGCCGGAACTGGCGCCAACACGGGCCACGCCCAAGGCGACGCCATCGGCCCCGCACTGGGCGCCGGCGGGGGTAACGAGGCGGTTGGTGGCGATGGTGCCGGTGGCGGCCACCGTCACGGCGAGCAAGGAGAGGTTGGCAGCGGCCATGGCTTAGGCTCCGGTAACGGCCGTCACGGCGGCCTGATAGGACGAATCGGGATGGGTCTCCAGCCAGGCCAGGGCCTTGGCATGGATCGCCAGGTTGGCGCTGTCCACCGTGTAACCGGCGGGGGCGCTGAAGTTGACGGCGCCCTGGGCACCCCGGGCGCGGGCCTGGGTGGCCACTTCGCTGAGTTCAACCAGGGGTGGCAGGCCGGACAAAAAGGTTTTCAGCCAGGTGGCGCCAGCGGCTGGAGTGTCGTCGCCGGGAGTGGCAAAGCAGACAGCCGGATCAGACTGTTCCAGGCGCAGCACGATCTCGGCCAATGCGGGCACATCGGCAGGCCGTAGCCGTGCTTCAGTGGCCAGGCCATCGCAAAAGGCCACGACCGCGGCGCGGCGCAGACTGGCGACCTGGGCGGCGGCCTCGGCTTCGCGTTGGGCGACGGCGGCCTCGCGGGTAGCGAGATCCGCTTGCAGAGTAGCCAGCGCAGCTTCCCGCGCGGCCAAATCAACGACTTCGGGAAGTTCTGGGGGCATAGCAGTACTCGTGGGGGGGGTGGAAAAAAGAATGGTGGTGCCGTCATCGGCGGCGAGATCGGCGCCCATGAGTCCCGGAATCGCCGGGGGCGTGGCACCGAGCACGCCAAGATGGCGCACATAGGGGCGGCCTGGCGTGGGCGAGCCGGGGTGATCGGCGGGCCAGAAGCTCAGGCTACGCTGGGGATAGCGGCCCGAGTTGACGGCCTCGGCGAAGGCAGGATCAACGTTGATGGGAGCGCCAAACAGCCCTTCCGGCGTGGCCTCCAGCGTCTCCAGCCAGCCGAAGGCCGGGCTATTGGTTTTGGGATGGCCAATGACCAGCGGCGCCTGGTAGATGGCGGGGTCATAGGACGCAGCCAGTTGCTCCAGCAGCTCCGGCGTCAAGCTCACGTCCTGGCCGTGCATATCGGTGAAAGTCCCGATACGGGCGAGATGCAGGGGGGATTTACTCATGCCGCCAGTGTCGCGCGCGGGGAGGCTGGCGGGAATTAACGGCGGTTAGTAATGTGAAAGCGGGCAGGATGGGCATAAAAAAGCCAGCCGATGGGGGCTGGCGCGTGGGGATCAGAAGTCTCCGGAGAGGTGCTCTTGCAGAATTTCGAGCACCAGTTCCGCGGCGTCGGGATGCAGCGCCTCCCCGGCCAGCGGCAGATAGGGACGGGCCGGGATGTCGCCCCAGGGGATGGGCGCCCCGCGCCGGGTACGCCCAAACGCCCCCTTGGCGGCGCCAAACTGGAGGACGGCGGCCTGTACGCCACTGGCGCCGATGGTGACGCCGTTGCGGTCCGCGGCGTAATGCAGCCGGGTGCGCACGAAGCTCCGCGAGTCCATGAGCGGCTTGCTGCCGCTTTTACGTTTTAGGGTCGCCGGCTGGTTGGCGGCAAAGTCGCCGGCCCAGCCCGCGCCCGCCAGAATGCCCTCCCGCGACTTCTCGATCAGCGCCTGACCGATATCGTGCAGGGCCGGTTGGATATTGCCCACGGCCCGCGCCAGGCGCTCCAGACCCTGGCGGACCTCGCGATCATCCACGGTCACGCTAATCACGGCTACCCTCCGCGCCACCGGCGCCTATACTGTAATGACGGCCCGAGCATCGGGGCGTCCGGCTCATACCCGGGAGCCGTCACGGGCGTCCAGCCCCGGGGGCGGGCCGCTTCCAAAAACTCTGCAAGGCCATCATCCGCTGGCCGCCGCGCCGCTCGAAGACCGCGACGTACTCGCTGCCCGCGATGACCTTGACCACCCGAACGGCTGGCTGGCCGGTCGCCGTCAGCCCGGCGGCCGTCACGGCATCGGGGTCATTCAGGATGGCGGGCAGGCGCGCGTAATCCTCCACCGTCACGGCGAGCTGGCCGCGCCGGACCACCGCCGGGTCAAGCGCCCAGTCAAAGCCCTCCCCCGCCTGGCCGGTCAGACGCTGCACGGTCGCCGCGTCCTCCGTGGTGAGCAGCCCCAGGGTCTGATAGGGCTGGACCTCGACCAGCGGGTCGATCGCCCCCTCGTTGCGCACCCCGAGGGCGCGCTCCGCGTAGCGCCGGGCGTTCTGGCCGGTCTCGGGTTGCCGGCGCTGGGCCAGCGCCAGGGCGTCGCGGGCCGTGGCCGGCACCTCGTCCATGTAGGCCTTGGCGAGCTGATAGGGCCACTGCACCGTCTGGCGGGCCTGGGCGCGCACCGCATCGGCCACCGTCGCCCCCGTCTGGTAGCCCCAGCCGGGGTCGATCCCCTGGAGCGCCTGCGTTTTGGGGTCCACTTTCCCGACCCAGTCGGGCGTTTTTTTATCCCAATCCCCGCCCAGCCGCGCCGCCTGTTTCGGCCCCCGCACCCCCACCACCCGGCACCCGCACCCCCAACCATTAGGCGGATAGTAACTGCTCCAAAAGGGGTCGTCCGCCGGCTTAACTAAACCATCCAATTCCTGATGCTTGAGGCGGGGATGGCTGGACCCCGAATGGCGATAGAGCCAGTGGGAATAGCCCGCCTCCCGCAGTTGGACCAGCCGCCCGGCGGCGTAGGAGGTTTGCAGATTGGTCTGATAGATCAGCTTGGTGCGCCACGCCCGGCGGGCGGCGGATTCCGAGCCGGTCCAGCCGGTCCAGCCGTGGCGGTCCACGATCTCGTCAAAGCGCTTACGGAACTGTTGCAGGGTCTCTCCGCCCGTGACCGCCGCATCCACCGCTGAGCCCAGATCCGCGAGCAGGTTAACCTTCATCGCCCCCGCGACCATAAAGGCCTTGTCGTGCTGCGACTGCCAGATGTCATCCCAGCGCTGCGTCGGCACCAGGTCGCCGAGCTTGCCCCGGAAAAAGGCGACCTGCGGCGCAAAGGGGCCCTTGAAGGCGGCCGTGACCGGCGCGGCGGGGTCAGTGGCCATGGCGTTAGTCATGGCCGTCCGCCCCCGCGTCCTCCGCCGTCACCGCATAGCGCCCCGCCAGATCGGCGGCGGCCAGGGCCTCGCCCATGATATCGGCCAGGTCATCCCCCGGCAGTTCCGGGTAGAGGGTCAGCAGATGGGCCGCGAAGTCCGCCGGCGTCCGCCCCGCGGTGATATAGGCGTCCAGATCGCGGCGCACCCGCGCCAGCCAGTCGTCCAGGACCGGCGCCGCCGCCCGCCCCAGCGCCGCGACCTGGCTCTCCGCCCAGTCCGGCGCGGCCATCGCGGTCGTCCCCCCCTCTCCCCGGCCCTCCCCCGCGGGGGGGGAGGGAGGCAGAGGCGCGGCGAGGGCGGGGGTGTCCTCTTCGGCCTCGTCCGCCGCATCCTCGGCGTCCGCGCCGTCGCCATCCGTCTTGCCCATCCCCCCCCGCGGGGGAGGGGTTGGGGAGAGGGGGTCCACTTCGTCCGTATCCGCCTCGGGCGCCAGGTCCTCCTCCTCCAGATCGTAGGTACGCAGCCAATAGGCCCGAGTGAGCTTGGCACCCGCCTCGACCAGGATCTTATCGCGCGTCGGGCGATCGGTATCAATCTCCTCTTGCTCGCGCAACTCCCAACAGGGCGGAATGACGCTGGGCCAATTGAGATCACAGGTCCAGCGGATCAACTGGTTGACGACGGACTCCACCATGCGCGCATCGGCGTCGCGGATGTCGTCGGCTACGTCGAGGGCGGCCTTGGCGCTGGCCAGGGTGGACGTTTTTTCGGTGCCCTGGTTGGTGCCTAGCAAGGCAATCGAAATCTCGCCGCGCCAGTAGAGCAGGAAACGCTCATGGGCATCACTGGAGCCGGTTTTGTTGGCGCTGGCCAACACCTCCACGCTGCCATCGTCGGGGATGGCGGCGATGCTGTCCTGGATCATGTTTTCCAGGTCCGAAGTAAGGTCCTGATACTCTTGCGGTGAGGAACTACGCGGCAGCTTTCCGACCAAGAAATCCCCGCCGTAGCGCTCCAACCACGACACCCAAAATTTTGCGGCCCGGCGGAAGGTGTAGGGCCAAAACACCAGGGACAGATCGGCCAGGCCGTAGGGGTTTTGATAGGTGGGGTCCTGCCTGGCCAGCAAAAACTTACGGGCCGGCAAGGTCTCGCCATCCATGCCCGCATCGCGCGCCTTGAAGCGTAGCTGATTGTTTTGGTCGAAGTGGAACCACTCGGGCGGGCGCCCCGTGACCACCTGCGGGATCAGCAAACTGCCCACCCGCGCCCACGATACCTCTAAAGGCTGATAGCCATAGAGCGCCCCGTCCAGGGCCTCGGCAATGAGCGCAGGCAGGCCGGCACGAGCACCGGGTTCGTTGGGGTCCGGGGTGGCAGCCAGATCCTCCAGGATGCCCTCGATGCTCTTGGCGACCCTGGCCGGGGCACTACCCCGTTCCAGTTCCATTTCCAGGCCTTTAACAGCGGACTTGCGCCGCCGGATGCAGCCGCCGACATGGGCATCGGCGCGCATATCGCGATAGGTGGCGATATCTATGCCCATAGCCTTGAGGATCGGGTCCGGGTTGGGCAGCCAGCCGGCCATGCTCCAGCCATCCCACGAGCGGGCACGGGTGGCGATCTGGCCGGAGAGGGTGCGGCGTTCGCCGCTGGCGATGGGGCGCAGTGCCATATCAGTATCCCGAGATAATAGAGGAGGCGCGGCGTTGACCGCGCGAGGCGATGACAGGGGGTCCGAAATTGGCCGATGCCTGGAAGGCCAGCGCCGCCGCATCGGCGCCGTCATCATGTTGGCCTTCAGGGAAGCTCAATAGCTCCTCCCGAAACCAGGCCGGCACCCGTGCCGTGTCCAGGCGCACCTGGCCCTGCTCAAAGCGCGTGAGCAGCGGCATAAAACGTGTCAGCTTGTCCTTGTCCGGGCGGATGCCGCGCACCGGGAGGCGTGTGGTGCGGGTGAGTTCCTGCACTACCGCCGCTTGGTATTGCACCTGTTCCACGGCGATCAATTGTGGGTTATGGCGCGTGGCTGCATCCTGGATGCGCTCCAGCACGGCATGGAAACCACAGCGATGGCGTTCGGCCTCGCGGATGTATACCAGGCCGCTATGCGGATCGCGGCTCATGGCGACAATGGCGGTCCAGTCGGCGCCCTCGCGCTCGGAGATGGCCAGGTCCACGCCCAGCACGACGGGCAGGTCCACAGGCGGGGTGCCTTCCTTGAGCATTTCCTGCTTGACCAGTCCGGCGCCGAAGGTGACGAATTGGGCCAGGTACTCTTGGGCGAACACCAGTTCAGGAAGATCGGCCTGAGCACGGTCGATCTCCTCGGGCGGCAGGTAAGGGTTGACGGTGCTGGGAAGATGATGGGCTGACCAGTCGGTCCAGTCTGGATCGGCGCCACGCTGGAACAGGGTGTGAAAAAAATTGATGCCGTTGGGAGTGGATATAAACCAAGCCTCGCCGGCGTAGTCGGTCAGGGTCGGAGCAATGGCCCGCTCCCATGCCACTTGCAGGTTACGGGCATGGGCGGCCTCGTCAATCACCAGGCGGGCATACTTGCGCCCACGGCCGGCGTCGGGGTCCTCCAGGGTCCAGAAGTCGATCTTCCCACCAGTAATCAGCTCGATGCGCATTTCTGTCTTGTTGGCCTTGCGCGTGACTGGCTTGAGGGTACGTTCCAGATCAGACCAGACATCCAGCAGGAGCTTATAGGTTGGGGAGAAGAAAGCCACCGAACGTCCGCTGATCGCGCCACCCGGCAACAGACCCAGCCAGTTGGACGCCAGCAAGGTCTTGCCGAAACGGCGCCCGCATGACATGACTTTGAAGCGGGCGGGATCGGCCATGATCGTCTGCTGTCCGGGATGCAGGCGGGCGGGAGTGACGCTGATATCTGGCATGATCTAGGCCCTAATCCCGCCAAACCACATGAATCGTCTCACCGTCCTGCTTGCCGCCGTAGAGCCCCACATGCTTGGCCAATTGCTCCAGGGCCGCCACTTTGTTGTGGAGCTTGATTTTGATTCCGGCATTGGTTTCGGTGATTTCGGCAATAGCCGCCGCTGCGTCAGGCGTGATCTTGTCATCTGGCAGAACACTTGCGCCAGTGGGACCCCAGGCCATCACATCACGCAAACTGGAAAATGCGACGCGCGCGATCTCTTGCACCACGCGATCAGCGGTAATACCTGTGCGGGCCGAGCGTTCGCGCTGAGCAGCCTCAATCGCCTCGCGAATGTCAGGTTTTGTCAGGTTTTCAAAGCCGATAGACCGAGCGTTATCCGCGCGATATCCAGCCCGAATCGCCGCCTGTGCTGCGTTCAGGTCGAATAAATACTCCTCAACAAAGCGCGCCTGTTTCGGCGTCAGCCTAGGCATAACTCACTCATGCCCCCCATGCGGCGGATGCAATGCGTCAATGCGCGCGTGCAGGTCGGCGTCCCCCTGGATACGTTCAGCCCTTTCGACCTCGCCATTGTCCCAGGTGTAGCGTTTCCCCTGCCTGGCGAAAAACTGGAGGTTAATCACCGAGGCAGCCAGGATGGCGTTGCACACCAGCAGAGCGCCTACCGAGAGTCGAGAAACAATCATTTGCTGTGCTCCTTGATGAAAATCTCCACGGCATTCCAGGCCATGACGATGCCGGCGATGGTCCCCGAGATCGTCAGCACGAAGCGCCGTGAGGTGCCGATCCAGCGCTTGCTGTCCACCAGGTCGCGGATGTCCTCTTTCGCCGCGTAAAACCAAGAGGAGTTGGCCTCATCCTCCTCGGCCCAGGCGGTCAAATTAGCCAGTTCGCGGCGCACCGCTGCCAACTCCGTGCCGAGGTTGGCCAGGCGAATCTCCAGGCCGTGGATATAGGCCACCACGTCGTCATGATGGCAATAGATCGGCTTCGGTGGCGGCTCACCCTCGCCGCTAACCACCCCCATGGATGGCCACCAGCACGCCCACCAGCGAGATGCCGATGAACAGGCCCGACAGGAACTCGGCAACGTAGGCGCGTAACATGGCTAGGCTCCCGCTTTCGGGAAGGACCCGGTTTTGTTGAAGAACCCCGCCAGCGCACTGATGGTTTTCTGGATCACGGGCCAATAAACGTCAAGCTTGTCATTTGTTGCGACAAGGATCTCGCGAATCGCCTCACTCTTCTGTTCGCCCTTACCAGATGCAGGAACAGCCTCTTCGAGCGCCTTCATCGCCGTGATGATAGCTGGGACCAGATTCAGGACCATTAGGGTAGTGGATAACCAACCCATGATTATTCTCCTTTGCAATAAGCCAAGTGAAAGCCCATCAAGGACCAGAGTTTATCGACAGCGTGCTGCCGAGCGATCTTCTTACCCAACTCGGCGTCGAAGTTCTCCAGGGAGATGCACGCCGATTCATTGTAGCCATCCGGGGTGAGAGAGGGAGCTACAACCTGGGGGGCATTGCTTCCTGTAACGGGTTTATTGTAGCCATCCGGGGTGAGAGAGGGAGCTACAACATTTCGTTTTCGATATCTTGGTCGGTCATTTCAAAACTTCCTGGCACTTGATGCCGTAGAGATAGTTACTAGTATCCAAAAGGCCCCGTTGGCTTATTGGCTTGGCTGTCGGCTCGCACTTGACGGGGGCGCGAATTAAGCCGCACGCCTGGCAACAGAGCCCCGCGATCAATAGGGGCAGCACGCCGAGCATTAGCCCAGAGCGCCAGGACGCTGGTAATGAGTGTCGTCGCGGCAATGAGCGTCTCCGTCAATTGAGTGCCGTCAATCGTTACGCCCGCCAGGCTGGCAAGAGAGACAACAATAGTGGACAAAATGGCGATAGCCGTTTTTGAGGTCCACCAGGGGATCGGTGCGGGCGGGACTTGTGTCGGAACTTCCGGGTCTCTGTCGAGATAGGCGGCGTAAGCATCGCGGGTCTTCTGGCCGTAGCGCCCATCCACGACGAGATCAAAGCCTTGCTGGTTCAGGCTTTGTTGCAGGGCTTTGATTTCGGCGCGGGTCATACGTCCACTACATCCGTGGTCGTCGTAATCAGCACCAGCCGGAAAAACTCGTCCGGGTGCTGCGCCCCTGCTTGCGCGAGAATGAGCCGGGCATCCGCTAAACCACTCTCGATGGGCACCGATACCTGCGTCCAGGTGCCATCAGACAGTCGATGCTCGATCAGGTAGTAGGTCTCGGTCATGCCCAACAACTCCACAGTCCCGCGCCGACGACGCACACGGCCATGCCGATGAGGGAGACAACGAAGCCGAACATGTCGGAATCAAAATCATCCATCCTGCACCTCACTCAAAAACAACGCGCGCTCAGCGGCGCGACGGGTGACTAAGCCACCGAGTACCCGGCCCTTGGCCTTAATCCAGCGCATAAACTCATTGGACGCGCCGGCATAGTCGCCCGCGTTGAGTTTCTGTAGCAGGGTGGACTTGCGAAATGCACCGCCGCCGATGTTAAAAACCAGGCTGACGAGGGCATCGAATTGGGATTGCGATAGTGGCACCGTGACGCGGTTGTTGACTGTCGCCTCGGCGTCGTCAACGTCGTGATAGAGACGCAGCACGGCTTGATCGCGGGTGATGGTCATGCCACGCCTAACACCACCCGTTGAGCCATAGCCAATCGTCCAGATGCCCACTGGATCACGGTAAGCCGTCAGGCGCAGGCCCTCGTGGGCTTGGATTAGGGCAATACCGGCGGGAGAGATGCTCATGGTCATAGTCCTAGCCTGCCTCACGCGCGGGAGCGAGCGAATTAACGTCGGTTAGTGTTTTTGGAAAGAAATCCGCCAATCCTGGTAAGTCGGGTTGATGCTGGGCGATATTCGCCGCGCGCTGCGCTTTGACGATGCGGTAGACGTGCATTTCGGTAATGGCATATTGACGCGCCAAGGCCTTGATGCCATGGGGACCGTTCACGGTGCCATCAAACGCCCGCCATAGGGCCAGATTACGGCGCATCAGGCGCAGCACGTCATTTTTCGGAATGTAGAAGTTGCCGCCGCCAAGTACCGCCGTCATGCGGTCAACGACAAGGCAGGCCAGGGCATCGGCCTCGTTTTGAGCAATGCCCGCATCGGTCAGGGCCCAGATAGCGGACTGGAGCATATCCGCCAGGGTGCCCTCGTAGTGGCGCGGTGGTGACTGGGGCGCGGGGTTGGTCATGGGGCCCCTACTTCCCATTTGTTGCTCATCCTCAAAACTCCTCTACTTTCCAGCCACCGCCCAGCTTCTTGGCGATGGGGTAGGCCACGGAAAAAACAAACTCACTTAGCGTCATGTAGATACTCCCGTAGCAGTGTTTTAGCGGCCTCGTAACCGCGGGCCAGATCCACGCGGTAGCCTTGGGCACGCAATGAGGAATGGGCGGCGTGCTGGGCCTTGCTGACCCCGCCGGTAGGGGTTT